GCCTTATACAAAGGGCTTTGGGAGAATTACCCATTTTTTAGGTAATGACTTGGCAACAGTGCTATATACTGCGTTCTGCCTTGATTTGCTATTCAAGCAACTCGTTGGATACAAATGTACGAAAGATATTGGAACAATAATACAAAAAAGAGAAAAAGCTAGTACCCTTTTGTGAGTACCAGCCTTTTTCTTTAAATATTTTAAATATTATCTAAGTTCCAAATTTCTTTAGCTGCTTGAACAATTTTATTAAATCGTTTTTCTATGCTTGTTTTGTCCCAAACAGGATTATCCTTGTCCGCTACAAATTCAATGACTTCTTTCTGCTGGTTCAATAAATTGTCTTTACCATAAACTTGTAATTTCTGTGGGAAAGAACGGTTTCCTAATGAGCTATTTTGACTTCCTGCCATCAACATTAAATTACCTACACAATTTAACCATTCCCCGGAAACAATACCCTCACTTGGATTTTCATTGTCTTCATAGACACCATAGCCATTTTCTAAGGGATTAGGCTGTGTCTGTGGCGCAATATGTTCTATGCTTTCGTTAGATATGACATCTCCAAAAGATATTTTGGGAGTGGGATAATTGTTATTACATAAATACTGTTCATATCTCCACAATAAGTAATTATCTACGCGATTTCCATAAAACCAACCGCTTTTTAAATGATTGTACATTTCTGTATCACTCCAATATCCCCACCACCAGTCATTTTTAAGTTTCCATATAATATTATCAATCATTTTATTAAAACTTGAATTGTCGCTTGCGCTCGGCAACACGTTTTGTAAGCGACTTGTTATATCAGCTCGTCCGCCTCTTATTAATGACCTAAATGTAAGATTTTCCATTAGCCTGATAAGGCGCATGAAAACATCATCATCTACATCCGACAATTTGGCTTTGATGAGTATTGGATAAGCATATGCCATATTGTTTAAGTTCTTCAAATTCGCTGTGTAAAAAGAATTGTCTTGCTCTATTTGTCGAATAAGGCAAAATGCTTTGGATAATCCATTAACAAAATATTTGATTTGTTGAACCTGTTTCTCTTGTGAAACAGCTTTTATCCATGCTTTTACCTCACGAATAACATTTTCGCTATAATAACCTTTTGTACCTACAGCTCTCCAATAATAGTTCAGAACATTATCTTCTTCCACCGTAACAAGAACTATGTTATGATAGATTTCCTCAAAAGCCTTTTCTACATAGACTATATCATCTTCATTATTTTGTGATTGATAAATCTGTAACATGAAATATGCTTTGAGTACCTCTAAATTAGTTAACCTTTTTCCTCGGTCATTTTGATAAGCAAATATCTGTGCAGCTTGTAACTTGTTTTTGACAATATAGGTCGTAATTGACGCATTTTCCAAAGAATAAGCCCATGAAAGAAGCTGTTCTATTGAGGCTTTACTTAGTTTTTCCTCAAAATAAGTCAGAGCATTATAAATCGACTTTTTTGATTTGGAAGTCAAGTCCTCTTGAGAAATATTAATATTGTGGTCTATGATTGTATCCGCAAAGAAATTATTGTCATAAGCTACGGTTATAAATTTTTGCCTTGCATGGCGTATATCTTTCAAATAATAGTCGTCAATGTCATCCATCCAATTTTTGATAGTATCGGCTTCTTTCCCGTTCATCCATTCTGTCTCTCTATGTTTCAATGTATTTATAAAAGCTCTGAAAAAGATGATGCAGGTGGTCAAACGTTGTTGTCCGTCAATTACATAAAGCGTATCCCCATCTTGCTCAAATAAGAAATGCCCCAAGTAATAATCACAAACTTCACATTCCTCCAAATCTTCTATGAACTGGATAAATTGTCTTTTCTCCCAAGCATAAGCCCTTTGGTATGCAGGGATGACGAAGCGAATGTTACGCCTTCCGAATAAGGCTTTAATGGTTGTTGATTCCATATAACAATTTTAAATGTTTAATATTTTTATAGCTATTTGAGCGCAAGCTTCTGCGTCTGCCAGCGCATGATGATGGTTTTCTAAATCATATCCGCAATATTGCGCTACAGTTTGTAATTGATGATTAGGCAGCTTCTCTGCCAAAACTTTTCTTGAAGCCTTACAAGTACAATAAAAACAATAATTTGGATAAGGCATCTTGTAGGCTTGAAAGACTGCCTTTAAGCAACTTTCGTCAAAAGGACTGTTATGTGCCACTAATGGTAAACCCTGTATAAGAGGTTCTACCTCAGACCATACTTCGGGAAAATACAAAGCTTCTTTCGTGTCATCTGCTGTCAGCCCATGTACTTGTGTATTCCAATATGAATAAAAATCAGGTATAGGATGAATAAGCCTATAAAACTTATCCACAACTTGATTGTTCCTTACAATTACAACTCCTACACTACAAACACTTGAACGGTGTTGGTTTGCTGTTTCAAAATCAATAGCCGCAAAATTCTTCATCGCTTTTTTATGTATAGAGTCAGGCAGTCAGTGGCAAATTTTCTCAATCCAATATTTAACCCTCTCTGCCACATCATCTGCTTTAACAGATGGAATTTCCTCCAGTATTACATATCCATCTTCTTGCTGTATTTTATCTTCACACCCCATCCTTTTTAATGTATTGCGCAATTTTTCTGTATCGCATTGTCGGTTGGCAAATTGCACAAGCACCTTTCCGCTTTTCTCTTTCTCTATAATGTCCATATAAGGAATACCTTCCTCTTCATTATCATATTCGCAAGCAAGCATATCCCAATACCAAATGAATGTTTTCCAATGGTCATAAGTTCCAACTTTTTCTTTCCATTCCGCAGTACGATGATGTCGGGTTAATAAATCCTTTAATTGTTCTATGCAATCAATGATATATTGCTGCAACTCTTGATTACGATTAAAGGACTCTGCAAAATCATCTTTGGGGATGCTGAAATAAGGTTCAGGTAAATATTGCCACCATAGTCCCTTACTACGTCTTCCACCTTTTTCCCATTTAATGGGTTTGGAGAAATCAGCATCTCCCAAATAAGTTGCTTGGATGTAATAATGCCCTTCATAAAATCCTAAATCAATAGTCCCCGGATTTCCGTTGTTGCTTGTAATACGCAAACTATTGCTTTGATTTAGCAAATCTTCAACTATCCAATTCTCTGCTTCCCATTTTTTGATGGCTTTTTCCCATAATGCACGATTAGGCATATCAGACGATTCCACAGATTGGGTATCTGCATTTTTTGATTGAATAGATTGATTGTCATCTTTGGTTGTCTGCGCAAAAGAATTTTGGGACAATACATTTAAATCAACAACAAGATGTTGCTTGTTATCTATTTGTTTGACATTCCCCTCTTTGGCGTTTCGATAAGCTTCTGAAAAATTGAGTAATGTTGTTTGTTTATGTTCTGAATCGAATTTAAAATCAGCACCATATAGGTCTTTTCTAAAGGCTTCAACCACGCAAAACAGATTTTCCAATAATGGCTCAGGGGTATTGCTTTTACCTCCTCCGTTGATTTCTTTGGATTCTTCCGAACAAGTGTATTCAATGATTTTCTTTACAGCGGTACTGACGGATGCTATGTAACAGGGGGAACAATGCATCGCTACATAAGAAGTTTGAAATTCCAACTGCATTTTCTCCTCATCTGAAAGACTTCCATCTTTTATAACATCATAAAGCGTTTGTAGATACTCTTGATAAATCCGCAGTTTTTCCTCAAAGACTTTTGAAGCTCTTTCTCGTTCAACATCATTGTCACTTTGTCCTCGAAGTAAAATCATAGTGATAATTGCGGTTATGATTACACCGAGAACGGCAGCAAACATTTCATACCATAGTTCTTTCTGTGTAAACAAGCGCAAATAAATAGCAAAAAAACAAGCCAATATAATCAGAACGGCTGTTATGCCTACAATTCTGTTTTGTGTTAGTTTCATATTACTCATGTGTATAAAGATAATAGAAAACCTGCCTTGAATGGTGGCGTTCGACTCCTTTCAAAGCAGGTATATCTATAATAATAGGTGATTATCGCTTATTCCAACTTCTACCTTCATTAGACGAATAATATAGCCCTTTGCTGGTTGTTGCTAAAAGGTAGCGTCCATCAGTACTCAGTTGTTGAAAAGTTCCAGCAGAAGAACCTGTATAACGAGAGTTCCAACTTCTACCTTCGTTTGTAGAATAATAAATTCCTTTTGAAGTACAAGCTAAGAGTTCACTTCCAAACTGAAACAAATCATAGAAAATTCCAGCAGAAGAACTTGTGTAACGAGAATTCCAACTCCGTCCATCATTAGTAGAATACTCGATTGTGTTTTTCTGAGTGTTAATGCGAAGCATTTCACGTCCATAATTAATTAACTGTGCCATACTATTTCCCAATGTCTACCAATACCCAGAAAAGACTTTTATAAAACCACGAAGCGTGGGTACTGTATATCCACGTCTCTGTGATAAGGTGGTAGGAAAACCTTGGAAAAAGAAATGGGAATAACAGCCCCACGCATATACGTGGAGACCATTACGACCTCTCTTGTTTCCTGTGAATCTAAGTTTCCTACGCTTTTATCACACAAGTAGAAGACATAACGCCTCGATATTTTCAATATGTAATGGAAAGAGTTGCCTCAATCCAATACAAAAGTATGAAAAAACCGTGATATACCATTCTACTATCACGGATTTTTTTGATTTACAGTTTCATACTCCTATTCTGTCTTGGTTTCGGTATTCCGATAGCTTCTCTAAACTCATTCATTTTCTTTCTGAACCAGTTCACGTGTGAAACCCCGTCTATCTTGAAATCGAATCTACCGTTTTCGTCCTGTCTGATGGAACAGACGGAGTGTCGGGTATCAAAACTTCGGTTAAATTCGGAAGAATAGAGTTCGCCTTTTATCCCGACTTCCTTGAACTCGCACAGTCTTCTGATTATTCCGTCATTGAATCCCAATCGGTCACGCAGGAAGTTTATTACAGGCATCAGCTTCTCCACATACGGGAAATAGCGTCTGACAAAATCCGTAAACTCCGACAGCTTGCGGTGCTGTTGCTCGTAAGCGTTTCTTATCTCCTGTATCTGTTCGGCTTGTTGCCGTTCCCGTTGTCGGGCTTCGTCTTCAAGTTCAAGGATGCGGTCTTGCAAGTCCTCGTTCCTGCGTTCCAACGATTTCATTCTTCCACTTCCGAAAAGAGAACCCACACTGCTTGCAAGGGCGGTTGCCGTATCGGTAGCTGCGCTTTTGAGCTTGTCGGTGCGGATTTCCGCTTTTACCTGTTTCAGTTCCTCCTGTGCCTCGGCTTTCTTCTCCTGTAACAGTCTGGTTTCGGTTTCAAGGGTTTCATTTTTCTTTTTCAAGTCCCGATAATACTGCATGGTGGTAGTGTGCCGTGCTTCCGAGCCCCGTACCCCACGTTGCAATCCGTATTTCGTCATCACCCTTGCGTAATTGTCGTGGTAGGCAATCAGGGTCTGACGGTTGAACAGGTCATCGGCACACAAACGGACGGAATTTGTTTTTTTGCGGTACTTGCGCTTACCGTCCGTCTGTTCTTTCTTGGCTTTGCGCCTTTCACCCGTCACGATAGGAACAACGGCTGCGTGGATGTGCGGAGTCTTCTCGTCCATGTGCAGATGGGCGGCAACTACATTGTCTTTGCCGAATGTGGCTTGCAGCCATTGGATGCTGTCGTTGCACCATTCGTCGAGCTTTCCTTTTTCCTGTATGTTCATCATGTCCTCGTGCGTACCCGACAAGACCACCCGAACGACACGGACTTGGTCGTGTGTAATTTTCCGTCTGATGCCTGCTGTGTTCAGCCTGTGGGCAATCGCTTCATCCCTGCCGTGAACGCCATCGGGGTATTCGACAAGCACCCTGTTCAGGTGTGTCCTTGTCGGGTCTGCGTTTTTAGGTATTATCTTTCTCTCTATATGGTCGGACTGCGTGGTGTCCGATGTACCCTTTGCTTTCTTTATGTCCAATGAAAAATATCCCATATTATTCCTGTTTTTGCGGTTATCATTATGTTTCTTCTTTCTGCCTGTGGCATCGGCTCACAGGGTTTATTATGCAAATGAACCATTGCTGCACTCGGCATAATCCAAACGAGTTTGGCTTCTGCTCTCGTTTGCACAGGGTTTCCAAAGGGATTTCCCTTTGGCTCGATAGGGTGTTTTTAGCGTTACGGAGTAATGCGTGAAGAAAACGCCCTATTGAGCTATGGTATTTCTGTCTAAATACCTTTGGGAAAGCGAACGTGCATATTACAGTTGAAATTCCCCTTTCTTTTTCGGTGGCTGCATCATCCGCCTTGCGGATTGAACTTACTTCTTCTCCTTTATCGGCTCTGCCGATTGGGACAAGGGCTTACCGCACAGGTAGTCGTTCAAGTCCTTATACTCACGATAGTACATTGACTTGTCAAGCAGCCGTTCCCCAAACTTCTCTTTCAGCTTCTTGCAAGTGTTCCGTCCTGCCGTGTCGTTGTCAAGGAAACAGCCGACTTGGGTGTAGGTCTCCAATATGCTTTCCGCTTTTGCAAGATTGGAAACGGAGTTCAATATGATATAGTCCTGTGTGTCCAATCGCGGGTGTTGCGGATTGTTTTCTACTCGGATGGTAAGGAATGAAAGGTAATCCATGAACCCCTCGAACAGGTAACACATACATCGTTGTCCGCCCTGCTGTCGGATATGGGTGATGTCTTTCGGGGCGACACATCCCTTGAAGTATCTGTTGCGCACTTCATATCCTCCTGCCATGTTCGGAAAGCCGATGGCAAAATAGGGTTTGTCGGCATTCATAAACCGAAGCTCCCTGCATTCCCTTTTGGCAAGTCCGATGTTTATTCCCCTTTCTTGCAGATAGGCTATAAGAGCAGGAGAGGACAACTCACCAACCCTTAATCCCTGATAAGGCTGATTGTCGGAATGCTGTCTGCCAAAAGAGAACGATGCAGGGCGGATGTATGCTGTCCGCTCCTCTATGCGTTTCAGCAGATAGGCTACATCTTCCGAATGGTAGAGTTCCGCTGCCAATGAAATGATATTACCGCCTTTGCCGATGCCGAAGTCGTACCATTTTTCAAGCTCGGTGTTTACCTTGAACGATGCGTCCGTTTCTTCCCGTAGCGGTGATTTATACCACAGGTTCCTGCCTTGTTGCTTTACAGGCATATAGCCCAGACTTTGCAGATAGTCTGCCAGTTTGATTTGTTTTACATCTTGGATTGTCATATTACATACGGTTTTGAAGTTGATGAAAATTTGTTGATTTGATGAACTGTTGATGTAAAATGTTTATATACAGACCTGTAAACTTTCAACATCTTCTCAACAAACCGCTCGCCAAAAGAGAAATCCACAAACGGGTGTCGGTGGTCTCTCAACTTCTCTTTTGGCTTGTTGAGATTTTGTTGAGAATGTATATCGTTTATTGTCATTGTATTTATACCCATATTCAACAATTCAACAGAAAAATGATAGTATTACAGGGATTCGAGTTGCTCCCTTGTGACGGTGTAGAAGCGTCCCACCCTCTTTATCGGCTCATAGTGACAACTTCTGTTGTAATTGCCCTGATAGGTGGTGTAGGTAAGCCCGTTTGGTGCAGGTGTTAGTTTCCAGCACTCCTGCACCACCTTACGCACTTGGTGCTTTTCCGCCTTTACCTGCGAGTGCACCAGCAGTACGACAAGGTCGTTAAGGCAGAATGAAACGCTATCCACATCCATTGCAACCATAATGTCAAGCAGCAGTTCCGACATCTCTATCTCCAGCCGATTGCGGTTGCTACGGATAATCTTCTGCAAGGCTTCTGTATGCAGCAATGTGGGGTTGAACCACATCCGGCTTTCCTTTTCGGTGGACAGTTTTCTGTGTTGCAGGAAATGGAGAAAGGCGGGTATCTCCGCTTTCAGCTTTTGCAGGAAGTCGGTATCATCGGACAGCAAGCGGTCTATCTTGCGTACCCAATAGCGTGTTTCCCCTGCGTCTATGATTACGGGCAGATGCTCGTTGTTGGAGCACAGCACGAATTTGGCGAAGAACGCAATCTCGTCACGGTCTTTGCCTTTGGCTTCTACCTTGTAGGAAAGTGTGGTGCTGAGGTTCTTCAACCGTTCGCTGTCCTCCCTGCGGTTGAGCAACACCTCATCCACCACGATGAGCAGTTTGCCAGCCCAATCGGAATTGAACTGGCTTCGGAAGTCCTCGTTGGTGTTAAAAGTTACATTGTTCTGAAAGAGGAGTTTCAGAAAGTTCAGGAATGTGCTTTTGCCTGTGTTGCGTTCTTCCGATACCAACAGCAGGATAGGCAACTTCTGAATCGGTTGCAGGTAGAGCAGTTGCAGATAGTCCATCCCCAACTCGTATTGTTCCCCGAAGATGTGCCGTACCAAAGATTGGATATGCGATAAATCGCCCTCCTGCGGTCGGTGGTCTATCGGTTCGTAAAGGTTAAGGAACTTACCGACCACGGAACGGTAGCCGATGTGTTCGGGTACGGTGCAGAAGCCGTCATACTTGGGAACGCTGCCGATGTAATCCTTGCCGTAATCCTGTCGCAGGGTCTCGTTGTTCCATGCGATGCGTTTCTTCACATACCCTCCGTTCAGTCTCGGTTGCTCCACAATCTTGTAGAGCGTTGTCCCGACACGGATAAATTCTTCCTTTGCCATGCCGCCATCCGATGGCGGTCTGTGGCTGTCCTGTTGTTCGATAGCTGACATAATCAAATGGTTTTAAGTTTGAAAATTACCAGCTACAAAAATATAATCAATTATCGGATAGGTTGTTATGCAAAACACGGCAGAATGGTGACAAATAGCCCCCGAAACAAAAACTTTCAATGGTTTGGGGCAGGAAACGGGTTGTGCAAACGGAAAAACTCCCGAAAAGCAAATGTCGGATTACGCTTTTCGGGAGAAAAAATCAGAGCGTCTGTCGTTCTGTCGTACTGACTTAATGAATTACTGACTTACCGAGTGAATAATGTCAGGCATTCAGCTACGAGAAGTATTCGGATTTGGATATACCGTTGGTATTCAGCGAGAAGAAGATGCTTGTTTTCTCTTTTCGCAGGTACAGTCTTTCAAGAACGGCATTGCGTACCCGTTCCGCTCCGAATGTGCCGATATGGAAAGCGAGGGTAACTATCGCTTCAAGGTTGTAAACCTCCATACTGCAATTATCGGATACCCGTATGCTTCGCCTTATCCCGTATTCCCTTAAAACTCCGCTCTTGCAAAGAGCCTTCAGCCCTGCACGGAATGTCGGGGCGGTTACTCCGAACAGGTCGCAAAGTTCCCATTCGCTCATGGCGGTTGCGCTAATGTCGGTCGGCAAGGTGATGTTGCCGTTGCCGTCCGTTGTGATGATGCTTCGTTTCATGGCTATGCTTGGTTATGGGGTTACACTTCCGAACGATGCGTTCAGCTTGTTGCCGAACGTCGTCAGGTCATTGTCAAGTTTCTGTGTGGTTATCTTCGCATAGATTTGAGTCGTGACAATGTTCGTGTGTCCCAGAACACGGCTCACGCTTTCAATGGGCATCCCCTTGCTAAGAGCCAGTGTTCCAAACGTATGACGTGCGCAATGGTAGGAGATTTGCTTCTCTATTCCGCATTCCGCCATTACCTTTTTCAGTTGTTTGCACATCGTCCAATAGTTGATTTTCCCGAAAACCAGCTTGTCTTCCGACAGATACTTGTACCGTTCGATTATCTGCAAGGGAATATCCAGCAACTTCACTTGGAACGGGACATTTGTCTTGTGCCGTTTCGACAATATCCATTTCTCACCGTTCACCTCCACTATTTCATCCGTTGAGAGTTCTTTCATATCCACGAAAGACAAGGCGGTGAAGCAGGCGAAAATGAACAGGTCTCGCACCAATGCGAGGGTGGGGTTGTCAAACTCGTGCGCCATGATTCTTTTGATT